CCTTGGTATCTAAAGGGCTGCTCCAGGTAATCGCCTGTCCCCTTTTGGAGAGCAAAAAGCTTTCAATTGAATAGGCTTCTGACTCTTTAAGAAGACCCGTGGTGCAATCCCATTTCTCTACACTTGCATTTAAGCCATCGGTCAAAACTTGGCTATACCCGTCGCCAAACTGAGCACGTTGAATCCTAGTGGTAGTCTTGACCTGAGTAGTCCTTTCAAGCTTGATGTCATCAAAGGCTAGATAAGTCATCAGAGCATCCCTCCACTGCGACGCTCATTCGCGAGCGTTGATATTACGATACCTTGAACTTGCCCTGCGATCTGTTTTTGCGCTGCGGGGCTTAGCTGGTCACCACTATTTTCAACCTTGATGTTGATAGTTCCAACCGTGACTCCGGCCCTACCTGACGCTTCAACGCCTAGCCGCCCGCTTGATGTTCGACGCAAGGGCATAATCGCTTCTGGACCAGCCTCTCCCATCAGACCAAAGCGACCAGTCCCACCATTGGCGTACTGGAACAGCGTGGGCTTGCTGACGATGCCGCCCTTGGCGAATGGAACGATTCCGTTCTTGCCGAAGACTCCGCCGTTCTTCATGCGCAAGCCACCCCTGGAGGCGATGTCAGCAAAAATATCGCCACCGCCGCTTGCACCACCGCCACCACCACCACCAGGCAGCAGCCCAGTCAACTGATTCAAGATTGCCATTGTGATCATCTTCTGAATGATCTGCGCAGCCATGTCAAGGAAATATTTACCGACATCTCGGAAGAAGCCAGCAAGCGCCTCTTTGGCGGTAACGCTGCCGTCAATCGCGCTCTTGAATGAGTTCGCGAATGCAGTCCCGATTGCATTCGCGCCGCTGACTATCTGATTAGCTGAGCCAATCAACTTATCCAGCTCTTTGCTGGTGCCACGAATGGCGGATTGAAGGCTTTCAATAACAGTAGGATCGAGCTGCTGCCTAATTAGATCTAGGTCTTGATCAGTAGCAAACTTTCCGTGTTGTTCTTTGTATATGCGCTGAGCCTCAGCCACTTCTTCGCTTCTAGTTGTAAGGCCAAGACTTTTACGCAACCCAAAGCGAGCGGCTGCAGCAGCTTGTTCAGCTTTTGCAATTTCTTGAGCTTTTCTCAATCTCTCGTCATCTGCCTTACGCATGTCATCGGTAAGTTTGAGCATTTCTACTCTGAAGTCACGATTCGCTCTCGCAATCGCAACGATTTTCTTATTAGGCTCCAACTCCTCAGCAGCTTTTATTGCGGCTTGCCTTTGCAATACAAGAGCTTTTTTTCTTACCTCAAAGTCTTTCTGCCTTTCACTTGCAAGAATGGCAGCAACCTGAGCTTCTCGCTGCAGATCGCTAATGTCTTTTGGCCCAGACGGGCCGCGCCCAAGCCTAGGCTTAGGCTTAGGCGAATCTTGGGTGCCGCCATAAGCAAGGCCCGTGCCGGCTGTGGCCTGGGCAATATCGAAAGATTCTTGCTCTTCAATTGCCATCTCAAGCTGATCACGAGCCCTAAGCAATTGAGCGTCAAGCTTTTTTATTCTGTCTTCAACTAGCGAATATCGAGTTGTAAATATAAGATTACCATCTTCATCTCTCATCCCCATCGTGCCTTGTGGTACTGGGATGCCTGCTAGTTCTGTTTTTGCATCTGTCAGCTTAATCGCTAGATCTTTAACTCTTTCGCCAAGACCTTCTACTCCTATACCAAAAAAGATATTTAACCTCTTGGCCGCAATATCAATCCATTTGACGATCTCTATAAAAGTCTCTTGAAACGCAACACCTACAGGACCAAGTAACCGGCCAACACTTTCATTCATCTCTTCCAGTGCAACCTTTAATCGATCTCCAGCGCTTTCAGGACCCTTGGCAATCTCTTGCGCCGTTTCCCCGTAACGCTCAAACAACGACTCAGCGAATTTCTGGAAATCTTCAAGGCTGACCTGCCCTTGCTCTAGCGCCTTATCAAGTTCTGCCGGCGTTTTGCCCATTGACTGAGCAAAAATCGTAAATGCACCTGGCAATCTTTCACCGATTTGTTGCCTCAATTCCTCGGCTGAAACCTTGCCCTTGCTAAACACCTGCGCAGTCGCAGTTAAAGCGGCATCAACATCAGCAAGTGAACCGCCTGTCGCCCTTACAGCAGCAACAATGCCGTTAAATGCGACTTTGGTGTCTTCAAGATTTCCACCTGCACCCTGAACAGAGGCTTGAAGCTTTGTAAATTGGCGAGTTAAGACCTCCTGAGGAATCGCGTATTGCTCAGTGCTGTCTCTAATAAAACTTAAAGCTTCATGGTATTCCTCTGAACTTGTTGTAACGCCAAACAGTGCAACCCGAAGCTTCTTAAGTCCAGCCTCGTATTCAGCCGTGGCTCCTAAAGCCTGCCTCATTCCACCTACTTGAGCACCAATAGCGCCGCCGACAACCGCCCCACCGGGGCCAAAAAATGCTCCAATGCCAGCACCAAGAGCACCCTCAGCTCCACCAAAAACACCAGCACCCGCAATTGCGCCAACAGTCTTGGTAGCACGACCAGCGAAGCCTCCTCCCCTCTTTTGACCTTCAGCTTTTGCAAGCGCAGCCGAGTACTTGTCAACATCTGCACTGAGTCTTTTAAATTGCGTGCTGCCAATCGCCGCCTGCTCTCGCAGCGCCTTCATGGCGCTTATTTGATTTCTAAGCGTTTCAATGTTTTTCTTGCCTGAGGCATCAAAGGCCCTGATTCCACGGGCAACCTCATCAATGCCAGACTTGCTCGCTTGATTTGCTGATCGCTGCAAACCAGCAAGTTGATTTTTCAGCTTCTCAACGACCTGAGTGCCGCCAGCGTCTTGGACCTTGAGGATGATCTTTAGGTCTTCAACCTGAGCCATCAGAGCGCTTCCTCAGTTCGGTCAAGGCCGTCGCCTCCAAGATTTGAAGGCGCTCAAGCACATTAGTTCGATCTTCCACATTGTAGAGGTCAAACAAGCCCCCGGAACAAAGCAAAACTTCGTACTTCAAGCCAACCAGGCCACTCATTGAAACGCTCCACTGGGTTTGCATGCGCAAAAACATCTGCACAGCATCCCAGTTCTCGTCCCAAACCTCAAAGTCCTCAGAGGGCTGGGGCTCCCGCTTTTCAATTTTTATTCCAAAAGCAGCTGCGTCTTCTTGGGTCTTGTCTTCAACCACTTGGCCGCCTGAAGCCCAGTAGATCGCAGCCTCTTTTAGTTTTTTGCTTCGCCTTCTGCGTAAGTTGCCGTATATGCACTCAAGACAGCACGAGTCCAGTCAGCATCATCTGCAAACTCTTCTATGGTCTTCTTGGAGCAAGCGACAGGAGATCCGTCCTCGTCTTCAATCCCTTCCCAGTCCAGCAAAATTTCACTGATAAATTCAAAGCCGCCAACTTCTGCCATCTCCTCGATACGAGACATCTTCACGCGCTTAAAGACTGCGGTGAAAGTCGACTCTTCAAATTTTCCAGGATTGTCTGCACTAGGCTCCTTCACGGTCACAGGCCACTTGAAGGATTTGACCTTTTTGCGGACGAATGCCATAAAGAGTGCGCATGAGCGCGTTCAGCATACACAAAAAAAGGGGGGTCGCAAAGACCCTCCCTTACTAACCCCGCCAAAGCAACCTTAGGTGAAAATCAAGTCGAAGTCAGTGTTGGCAGCATCCTCTGGCACGCATGTAAATGGAATGTTAAACATTGCAATGCCATCGGAATCGCTGTAAGACACGTCGCCAATGTCCACCTTGCTAGAGGTGAACTGAACGATGTTCCCGTCATGTGTGCCAGCTACTCCATGAGTGAATTGCAAGTTGCCCAGAGCCGCATCATCATCAACCGCAGCGGCAAAGTAGTCCTTGGTTCCTTGCAGGACCGCCTCGATCGTTACGTTGCCAGTTACGGCGCGATCAGTAATTAAGACCTCCTTGCTTCCTCCAATCAGCTCTCTGTACACAATTGAGTTGCCAAGGGCCATGCTGAAGCTCTGGAGAGCGCCCGCATAGCTCAAAAGCTGGAAGCTGCTGGTATTGCCATTCTTGAAGACCAGTGGGTCAGCTTGGTTCGCGTAAGTAGGCGTCAGGATCGCGCTGTCATCAGGGGCGTTGTAAATGCCAGTGAACGTGAAATCCAGCGTTGGAATTTCTCCGACATTCGCCGAGATGCTCACGTTTCCACGGCAGCCAGTCACCTTATGGCGAAGGCCATCAATCATGTAGTGGATAGTGATTGATGAGAAACTCGAGCTTTTCGGGTCGTAAGTGACTGAAGTGTTAGGGTCAACAGTCTCAAGGAGGCCGCATGCTTGCAGTGCCTTGCCATAAGCAGGTGCAGTACCTGCAGTGCCAGAGCCGGCAAGCTCAACACTAAAACTGCATTCAACGCGAGTGTTGGCCAACAACTGCTGTGATGCGCCCATGTAGGGGCGAATCAAATCTCGGCTCACGACATCACTGCTTTGCGGCGTGATGTTCAAGTCTCTAACCAAAACAGCATCGGCTCCGGTTGGGGTCGGGTCGGTGCCATACGTTGACTCAGTCTCAATGACTATGAGTCGCTTGCGGAGTAGCAATGCCATCAGATGGTTCCTGTGACGGTTGTGGTGGTTGCGTCCGCTGAATCAAAATGCGCACGCCTGTTCAGGGGTCAAAGTCTTAAGTTCAGACCTGGCCGCTGCGTTCAACAATCATGCTAATTCGGCAGCCTGCTTAGGTTTGTGCTCTCTCCCTGTAGCGCTATTGCGTTAAATCATCAACCTGGGTGCGGTAGCGAATTTCGAATTCGTTGCTAATTACTCCTAACGTCTCATCGGCCTCAACCACGTCGAACTCAGTACGACTTGGCTGGACATCAATCGCGTACCCACCCAAGGTCAGGTCATTCATAATTTTGCTGTGAAGCGACTCAATCGTGTCATCAGCCGCTTGATCAGGAACAGCAGCTCGCTCAATCACCACAATCCGCACGCGAAGAGTCCAGTCCAGCGTTGGCATACTCGTGTTCTGGTCTGCCGTATCGCTGATTGGCTCAATGACAATTGCCGGCGACTCGCCCCTGCTAATTGGCTCGGCCCTGCTGCGATAAATCCGAGTGCCAACGCCAGTTGTATTAGTCAAGGCGGTCTTGATCGCCGCCATGATGTTTTCCCGCTTGGTAGTCATGAGTCGCAAGCCATCCAAATGTTGATGCTTTCACCGACACCGATAGAGGTGCATCGCGTCCTTACATAGCGAAGGATTCGAGGCTCATAGCTTTGAGCGTAAGTGCCTGTCGACTCGTGAGTCTTGTCTCCATCCAAGGCGAACCAGTTCGTGCCATCAAGGCTGCCCTCATCGGTCGTCCTGATGTTGCTGCCGACGACCGTGTGCGCAAAAGTGAATTTTGAGCCTGACACCTCAACGGAGTTAGTGGCCCCGGTCGAGGTCAAAGTGCCAAGCTCGACAATGTTGTCTCTGCGGCTAGCCCACGCGCCATAGATTTCAGGCATCAGTTCTTGCTCAGCATGATTCTCTTCAGCTTACCGTCGTCAATCAACATGACCTCTCGCACGGTGTAATCGACACCAGCAACGGTCAAAGTGTCACCGTGAGAGACAGAGCTGAAAACAGAGGCAATCACAGTCACCCTGTAATCAGTCGTCAGCACAAGGCCGTCAGCAATAATCTCGTCCGGCTGGTCCAAGTAGCCAACGCCACTCGCGCTGCTATGGACAACAGTCTCCGTGAAGCCAGGAGTATCAAAGAAGGCCGTCAGGTCTTCAGTAAATGAGAGCGCCATAGTAAAAAGCCCCCGCATTGCGGGGGCTATGAGCCAAAATTAGGCGTACTTTTTCCGAGCCAACCCAGTAACGCTTACAGCGCCTGCACCAGTGCCGCCAGCAACAGTGATGACAACACGCGCATAGCGCTTGATCTCATCAGTATTGACCACAAGGCTCTCAACAAGAGCAGTGTTTGCGGTGGTGGTAGTGAAGGCAGCGCCACTGACATCAGCAAAAGTGCTGTTGTCAGAAGAGTCCTGCACCTTCACGGCGTAGGTGACGCCAGAGCCGCCAGCTTCAGCATCAAGGATCAGAGTCATGTCGCCTTCATAGTCTTGAAGGTCGACGCCGGTTTCGTTGCCAGTTGCAGTGACAACGTCATTTGGTGCAAAAGAAAGCACCGTCAGCGTCCGGCGAGTATTGCCGATGCCCATTACTTAGTCCTCCGTCGAGTGGTTTTAGGCTTTTCTGCCTCCTCCTCAGAAGGCTGTTCTTTGGCTGCAGTTTTAGCCGCAGCTTTTGGGGCAGCGGCCTCTCCCTTGAACTCGACAGCTTTGCCAAGTCCTAGGAGTGTCACTGCGTCAGCGTCATCGACTTCCAGGATGGAGCCCGCTTCAGCGGGCTCTCCAGAAATCATCACTGACCTCAGAATTTCAACCTTCATGAGTCAGAAGCGATTTAACAGTTACCTGGATCAGGTGCCATAGCAGAATGCGCCAGGCTGCTTGACAGCGAAGTCAACATCTTGCAGAGCAATGATGCGGACGGTGCCAGCAGTTGCACCTGCATAAGGATCAACAGTCAGATCCAGACCAGACCACATGGCCATGATCAGCTGCGAGAAGTCGCCGAACACAGCATCGTTATTAGCGAGCTGGTTGGAAACGGTCACGGGGTAACCGTTGATCTGATCATTCTCGTAGACGAACTGAGCAGTGCCAGAAGCCTTCTCAGTGCTCTTCAGAGCGCCGCGAGCGGAAGCGTTGATGATGTAACGCAGAGCGCCTGCATCAGCGTTTGCCACAGCCACATCGGTTTCCATCGCGATGTACTCGGCGAAGGTGCCGAAGCTGGTGATGGTTTCGGTGCCGATGCCGGTGGTGTTGATGATGCCCAGAGGCTGGTTAGAAGAGCCAGAGCCATTCAGGCCAACGCGATCCAGCTCAAGTGCAAGAGTGCGAGCAAGGTCGTTACGAACCATCTGCTCAACGTCGATGCTCGACTGAAGCAGAAGCTTCCGCGAGTAATCGACAAAAGCACCACAAGTCTTGGGTGAAAGATTCACCTGCTCGATGGTTTGCTGAGACTCGGTAGGAGAAGACCCTTCGCCAACCCAATAAGCAGTGGCGCTCGATCCCTGCTTCGGAATTGAGATGTTGCCGTTGATTCCGCTGAGGGTGGTCATGCCGGCTTGAGCCAGGGCAAGACGGTTGCGAAGCAGTTCGATGAAGCTGCCAGACAGCAGGACATCGTCAACAAGGTTGCCGCCAGCGGTGGCAGTGCCAACGTTTAAGTCGCGACGCAGCACCTCGTTAGGCACCACGATGCCATTAGAGGAGCGCTCATACTGCTTGGCAGCAGCATTGCCAACTTCGATCTCGAACTCAGCGTCCCGGCGAGCGCTTTGGTCGCCAGGATTAGCCAGATAGTTCAGAGCGCGAATGAAGCTGAAGCGCTTGACTTCTTTCTGAGAAAGGCCGACATCGTTAGAAGTGACATCGGTGCTGCGAATAGGCTGTTCCACTTGGGAGGTTCCGATTTTTTCGAGGAATGCGGCACGAGCCTCATCGAGGGAGTTGTCTCCATCAATAAGTTGTCGTGCGAGGTCTGCCATTTGGTGACGAGCACCCAGGGCGGTGATGGCGGCAACGCGGTCTTTTTCGGCCTTTTTGGCCTCCGACCGGATCACCTCCAAGTTTGGAGTTTGTTCTTCCATCGTGAGAGAGGGAGTGGATGATGCGGTCAGGACCGCTGAACGAGTTTCCTGTTCTTCAACAGGAGCTTCGTTATTAATAGTAGTGTCTTCAGGTTGAGAAGATTCAGGCATAACCGGCTCTGGCGAAAGAAGTGATCGGCCAATCCCGATAGTGGGATCTGCAGGAATTGAAACTAAGCTCAATTCGTGCGGCGTCCAGCTAGTTGCAAGAACACCATCCTCGCGCTCTTCTGCATCATTGATGGAATAGCCAAACGAAATACCGCGCAAGATGCCGTCTTTAACGTCATCTAAGTACTGCTTGGCGAAATTAGAGCGCGAAAAGCGGATTTTTGCGTAAGCCCGCTTTTTCTCCTCATCCAAATAGGCCCTTTCCACAACGCCCAGCACCTTGTCAGGGTCATGATTGAAAAGGAACGGCGCCCCGTCATTTAGACGCATGAAATCAGGCGCGCCTGAGGCATGACTCAGAACCTCCTCGCCGAAATACCTCTTGACGGGGTATTCGGAACTGAAAGGAAACTCAAAGCTGCGATCGTCAAGGCTCCGAATTTCAGTCGCCTCTGTCCGTTGCATCCGCTCTCCAACCACCGCTCGCTTCTGCTCAGGCTCTTCAGCCCGAATAGGTGCAATCTTGGTCAAAGTGCTGAACTTATGGCCAACCTGTCGGTCGGTCGGTTCGCCTTCGCGGTACAAGGTGATCAAAGCCGCAGGATCATCTTCAGTACCAGTGATCGTAAAAGACGAATCAGGGACGTTAATTGTCCCATCACGTTCAATGCGATCGACCCGGCCTTCAGCGCGGCCACCTGATGAATTCCAAGAGACAAAGTCTCCTGCCTTGAGAGCGTCAGGCGCCGCTCTTTGCTGTTCCTGCTCCATAGGGCTCAGAAGTTCTTCCTCATTATTGCCAATTAATTGTCTACCCTCTTGAGCCTTTTTGATCTTGCTGGCTCGCGCATCTGCCCAGCTTTTGCCGGCATCGCCGCCCCATGCTGCCCAAGCGACTCTGCCCTTGCTGGGATAGCCATCTTCTCCAGGGCTGAATCCCTTGCCCTGCTTGTCCACTTCATGGCGAGCAAACCAAGCTGACATGGTAATTACGGTGTCAGCCGACAACTCATTCCCACTCAGGATCTGCGCTGCCCTTCGCGCTGCAACCTCAGTGCCGCCAGCTTCACCATCATTCTTCCAGTCGCGATAGCGCTGAGCCTCTGCCTTCATGCCCTCATTGGGCATGAGGTCAATCTCAACTCCGTTTACGCTTGCCATTTGTACGCTTGCGAGTGGGCTCAGGCTGATCTGACTCAAGCAACTCAAGCTGCACGCTCTCGTCGGTCAAATCCAGATCTTTGTCCAGTTTGATTCCTGCTGCAGAAGCTAGCTCTTGCTCTCGAGCAAGCTCATTGACGTTGTCATCGTAATCACCACCTGAATAGGCAATGATTTGAGCCTTCGTCATGTAGCCAGCTTGCTCAGCCTCTCGGTAAGCCTTGACCTCCTTCAGCGGGTCAACCCAGCTCCAGCCACGCGGCATCCAACGAGGATTCTCATACCGCTCTGGACGCAACTCATAGTCAGGGAAGTTGCAGTAACCACTTAAAACAGCAAGCTTCAACCACTCGCGGTAGACGCGCATGTGAAGGTTGTCGATTAAGTACTTCTGAACAACACGCCAGTGCTCACGATCTTCCAAAAGGCTCAAGCGGCTGCTGCTGTAATTAGTGTCGCTGAAGTCGCGAGACAGCGTTTCATATGAACAACCAAAGCCAGACGCAAAGCGCCTTACTTTGTTTTTGACAAACATCTCAAATTGCTGATCCGGTGAGTCAATGTCAGGAACGGTAATGCTTTCGCCGGGGCTTAAATAGCGAAACGTTCCAGGCTCAAACTCAGCAATTCTTTGACTGTTTTCAACATCATCGGCGATCATCTCACCTTCGTTGTTGGTAATAAAGCCCATGATGCTCGCGCCAGCGCGGGCGCGAATCACCGCTGCCTCTTCATAGCCCTGCAGCTGATGCGCGTCCGACATCACACTGTGGAACCAAGGCACACCACGGTTTTGCCCGGGTCGATCAGGCATAAAGAG